CCAAATAATGATGGATAATAGCTAATGAAGACCAAGAACTCAGAGTTCCCATTGGTTGTCCTCTAGTATATCGGTAGTCTCCAGGAGCCTCCTTAGGCCCTCTGTAGACCCGATTTACTAAGAGTGACATCCAATGTTCCGCAATATCTCGACTCATCCAATGACTTAATACCTCTATATATAATTGTTGAGGAATTAAATCAGTTGCTGATTTAAGATCGAATGAGGCTATAAAAGAATAATTCTTAGATTGAAATTCTTTAACTTTCCCTTCTTGATTAAAAGTGGCATCACATGGTATTGTCTTAAGTAGTCTAAAAATAGATCTATGTAAGGGCATACACATGTTTTGTGTCCAATAATCAGATATTGCAAAAACTCGAACTTTTCCAGCGGGCTCTAGCTTAATAGCTAGTTTACCTAACCGAAGTAGTTTGGAAAGACGGAACAAATATTTTTGTCTGTCTTCTAAGGTTAAAGACAGTTTTGGTTTATTATTACCATCAACTGATCTAAAGCCTAAAGCGTATGCAACAAAAGGAATTTGTTGAACAATTTTATCCAAGACTTTATCACTTTTTACAAACTCCACAACAAACTTATTATAAGTTCGTAAAAGAGCTTGTTCAAGAGATAACTCCTTAGAAGGAATTTTTAGGTTAAGTCGCTTACTAGCATCTTCAGCTTCTCTAAAAAAGCTCAACCAAAGACTTTGAGATTTCTTGTTACTCATTATCGCTAATGAGTCAAGAGATAATCCCATAACAGAGGTACTATGATTAGGACCTGCTGTTAAAGGAATATTCAAATCTTCGGTAGAAGCTAATAAATCAGGTTTAATATTACTCTTATTATATTCTTTCCAGAATATACCAAGAGATCTATCAACCTCATCCCAATTTTCTCGTAACACTAAATTAGTGTTAAAAGAAAACATAGGAAGAGAATTTTTGAAGTTAACTTTAACATTATTCATTTTATCTGAAGGGACAAATCTAGAAGCAGTAATGCTACTAAGATCTGGCTCTTTCCACTTTCCTTCAAATCCTTTATAGGAATGAAAGAGAGATAGAAGACAACGGATATGTAAAGTATTATTACTTCGGATTAATAACCGAAAGTAACTAGGTAATTTAGCGGGCAATCCATTTATTAAACGAACTC